GCCGTTTGTTGTTTATTGTTTGTCATTGCTCACCTCCTCCGTAGGTTTCGTTGTAAATCGTTTTCCATAAAATTTGATAAGACCTAAAAAAGACACCAAATCTATTTCCAAAATATACATCCCCTTTGTATATAAAATAACCATCTCTATTTTTTAAGTCAATTTGTTCTGTCCAAATGTTAAATCTCTTGGCTTTGAATCTTGCTTTAATGTTTTCAATCATTTGTTACCTCCTCCGTAGGTTTGTTCGTAGTATTGTTCTGGATTAAATGAATCAAATTCTAAATGATAATGACCTTCTTTATAATCCTTAATAATCTGTTCCTTCTCCATTTCTTTGGCTTGTTCTTCACAAAATTTAATGATTGATAAGTACACACCTTTGTGAATGCTGGAATCGTTGTCCATTTGTTTTTGGCAAAATTCAATGATAGAATCAACTGCCGTTTGTTGTTTATTGTTGCTCATTGTCTGTCTATAAATTCTGCGTAATCTCGTGCATCTTTTTCCGTTTCAAATGTGGCGAGTAATTCTCCAGCGAAGTACACACGCCATTTCTCAATTGAATTAATTGTCGCCTTTACTACCCTTGCTTTTAACATTGTTCAGTTGTGTAAATTGGTTCTGCCAAGTTTGAATTTTGTCTTCCAGTTCTTGTTTGGTCTTCTCGTGTTCCATCTTCGCCATTACTGTCTCATTTTTGGATTGTTGTAACTCAATCTTCATTGACCAAACCATCTCATCTAAATCCGCATTGTGACGGTTTAAACGGTCAAACTCTTTGATGAAATCTTGTGACTTTTTCTCATTCACATATAACCTATATGCGAAGACGGATGAAGTCAAACCAAGTGCGATTGTTAGTATCATTTTGCTTTTCCTTTGTAGAATTTGTGATTGAAGATTGTTTGACTGAATTGGTCAAACTCCGGATTGTACTGATCCCGTTCAAACTGGTATGGTTTGGCTTCAGGAAGTTCTTTGTTCATTGCTTTCTTAATGCAATGTAGACCGTAACCCACCGCAAAAACGATGGGTGTTAAAACGATTGGATAAATTATGTCAAGTGCCATAGTTCAAAACAACATACTTTCTTTCACTTATGCAAATTTATTTTCTAATTGACTTTGTGAATGAACGATTTATTTTGTGATTGACAAAAACAACTCCCCAGCGTAAGTCAATTTCTCATCAATGATTTCTTGTATGTCCTCTTCCAAAGTGATGAGAGTGGTTGTGAGCTTCTTGCCAATGGGCATCCGTGGATCATAACTGACAAACAAACCCTCTTCCAATCCGGTTGCAATCATCCCCATTTGCATCTGCCAAAAATACTCCGTGCGTTTTGATTTCAACTGCTCGTTGTTTTTGATGAAGAAGTTTTGCAAGTGGTTGCCTGAATTAAACGGGCATTTGATTTCTACCAACTGGTGACCGAGTGCATCAGGTGAATACCCACCCCATTCGCCATAAGTGATGAAGGTGTATGTCTCTGCACCGTAGTAAGTGAAGAACTCATCAGTTTGTTGGGAGAAATAGTGGAAGGCTTCCTTCTCGTGTTCTTTGCCCCAATCCAAAGCACGACCATAGATCTCCGATTTCGCACCGGTTAAGTATTCCGCTGCCTTCTCAAAGACAAATGATTTTGCAGTTTCCGACAAGAACTCCGATTTGTTTTTCGGAGTTCCCATCAGTTTGTGAATTTCGGAAGCGGTGAAGCGTGAACTTCTCAACCTTTGCCAATCTTCTTCGTTCAAAGAAGTGTGAATAACTGGATGTGTGTTATTCATTTCTCACCGATTAAAAGTTTCATATTGACCGGAGATACCTCAAACTTGCTTGTGATGTCGGTCATCAATCCGCCTGTCTTCAAATGCTCAACTGCTTTTGCCCACGATGGATGCTTTGGTGTGAGTTCATCTTTCTTTGGAATCTGTCTTCCCATTGCTTTCTCACCATCATCATCATCATCAATGTTCAAGTTTAGGATTGAACCGAGTGCATACCTCCGTGCGTAAGTGATGGCAGACCCCATTGCTTGTGGATCATTCTGCTTAACCACCGGCATCACATAGGATGATTCCATCCATTCACCTGATTCGGAATGAACGATGATGGTTGTGAGTGCATCACCATCGGGAAATTGACTGATTGCCAAACCGCATTCGCTCAATGGCTTTTGGATTGTGTCCAGTATGTTCGCCAATGACGCATACTTTTTCTTAAAGAAAGGATTGTTGGCTTCCTTTGCTACCTTGCTCACCGATGCTTGGAATTTTACCAACGCACCAGCGATGTTCTTAATTGATTCGCTTTTATTCATAGGAAATTTGTTTTGTGTCCGCACATAAAAATAATAGTAAACTTGTCGGGTTCAAGATAGAAGAATCTTTCCGACTCAATGCCGACCAAATTGGTCTCAACGCATCCACCGAAATACACATCTCGCTTGATCAGGTATGGTTCAAGTTCATCAAAGTGATTGTTCAGTAAATAGTCATCAACTTGCTTGTCAATATAGACATACCTATCCCCACCGATTGTGAGAATCCATCCGTTGATTGTTGCTTCAATCATTGTTCACCTCCCGTAGTGCGATTTCAATGACGGCTTTTGCTTTGGGTGAAACGATGTTCCCCTCAACCAAATACTTTCTTACCGTTGGAAGTGATACCCCTGTTTTACGAGCGACTATTTGAAATAGCCCTTGTCTGCGTTTAAGTTTGATAGTTTCAATTGCTTTGTTGTAATCCATAACGAAAGCAAAAGTAAAATAAACTTTCTAATAATGCAAATAAACTTTTCTTTTTGTTACAATTTTATGTCTTCCGAAAATATCAAATCTCCAAAACGAGCATTCAACTCATTCACCAATTCCATCTGTATTGATTCCGTGAACGCATCCTCAAGGAATGGTTGTGCCTTCGTTCCTCTGCGGTGAATCTTGTTTGCGATTGCCTTTGCCATTGAATCGTAGGTCATCGTTTGTGGTGGCTTGATTCCTTTGTATGCCATCCATTCTTTAATTGACTGCCATAGATACGGAGTGCCTTCGGTGTGACCATTTCTTGTTGGCTTCCTTCCGTATTCAATAAACTCCCAGTAATCTTCAGCGAGAAGGATGGTGTTGATGGATGTGGGTGTTTTGGTGATCTCTCCGGGAACAAAAGATTGGCGAAGAACTGAAGACGCATTGATGTTTTTGTTGTCAAGATTCGCCCAAATGGGTGGAATCACCTTCTTGTTCCACCAATCAACAATGATTTGTTGAAGGAGTGAGCCTTCGGATGCATCCCCTAAATAAGTATCAAGGGCATCGGGTAATTTATCAAGGTCTATTGTAGCCACATTAAAACGCTTAAAATCCCTAAACCTATACTGATACCCTTAAACACGGACAAAGTGCGTGAGATGGCTTTATTTTGCCTCACAAGTGAATCATTCTCCGCATTGAGATATGCAATGTTTACCTTTTGTTTGGTGATGACTGAATCTTGTTCGGCAATAATGATGGAATCCGATGTCACAATCTTTCGTATATGCGTGACTTGTTCCCTTGCGATTGCACCTTTGACCAAATATGTGTTTGCTTGTTTGATTGTATTGGTATCAATCAGCACTTGACCGGATAAATTCAACGACCAAAAAATTAACCCATAGGTTGATATTTTAATCATTGCTTTCATCCTATAAGGTAGCATTCTTCTTGGATTGTTTTTCTTTTTCGGCAATGAGCTTGTCAAGATACCACTTCGCCTTGTACAAATCTTCAAGACCGTTCTTGTCCTCGCACCTCCACAAGTACTTGATGATGTTCCCAGTACAAACCGCAACCAATCCTTTCTTTTTAATTGTCGCTGATTCAATGGCATCAATACATTCTATTTCGCCTTGCTTGTAGTGTGTTGGGTTGACTGCATCCATTTGACAACAAAGGTATAATAGTTTTCTTCAATCAAGATTATGTGACCTCCTCGCATATAAAGTTGGGTGTTTTCATACAATTGAGAGATGGCAACGATTTGATGTTCATCAACCATTCCATCTTCCAAGATTTGGATGATGTCGGATTCGCCTTCAATCAAACCCATCCAGTTGTCGTTCTTGGTCTCGTGTATGATTTGAACCTTGATCATATTGTCTTGTGTGTGTATGCCCGAATTATTCTGTCACCTTTCTCAGTTCGTGTTGGTAGCATATACAACCAACGACCACCGGTGAACTTTGGTGATGCACCTCTTTCAACATGCCAACCCTTTGAACCATCTCCGTATTCTTCTTTATAGGCTGAAGTACGAATCATCAAAATATCACGAAGCAAAACAGTTCCAACGGCTGACAAGTATTCCACCGTGTATGTCATCTCGTAATCTTCGTGAACATGCCCCATCCAAATCGCATCAGCCCCTTCAACATTCACCGACATCCGGTTGTGCTGGATAGTTCCACGAGTTACAGGACCGCCACCGCCAAACCCGTGCATATATTTAATGTTGTATCCAATCTTTTTTGAGTGATGGTTAAATTGATATTTCACCCAACCACCGTAACCGCCCACCTGAATTGCTGTACCACCACGATAGTTTAACAAAGTCACAAAGCGTTCAATGATATCGGTCTCTTGTCGCTTCAAGATGCTTGTTTCGTGATTGCCGTATCCTATAAATTTGATGATATGTGCATAGGGCAAAAACCATTCAACGGCAGTATTGATGATAGCATCAAAATAGTTGGCGACATTGTGTTCAGGTCTTATGTCCGATTTGCTCTTTCTGGGATCGTACGCACCTTGCATCAAGCAGAACAAATCACCGTTGATTAACACATCATTGTTTCCTTTCAAGGCTTCATCAAGATGTTTCTTCAACAAATCTCTGTCACATTTTGGGTTGTCCCAATGCAAATCCGAGATCAAAAGAACTTTGGTTTCTTCCCACGGCTTTGGGATCACAATGATGTTATTGTTTTTCATAGCGTAGTATCCAAGTGGATGTGCAAACCTATTGCCTTTTTTAGCCCCTCTGCTGAAGGTTTGAAGGTGTCAAGGTATATTGTATCAAAGTGATTGATTGAATCAATTAGACGCATCCTTTTGATTTTCTCCTTCACTATAATCCTTTCGTGCAGTTCAACATTTATTGGTTTGATATAGCGGACTGGTTCATCGTAATTGAAGAACGCCCACAACCAACTAAACAGGAACAACGCAAGTATTGTGTAGATAAGGAGTGAGGACTTGGAAGTTGATTGCATAACCAGCGAGAATATCAGTTTTTGAATCGTAGAATGGGGAAGCATTGCCGTTGATCACAATCTCAAAATCTTCATCATCTTGTGTGTTGTTGTCAATCAAAGCGAAGATGTCGGTCATAATCTGTGCAGTATCGGAAAGCACTTCAATGGTGTTTGATTCGCTTTCAAATACACGATCCATCACAAGCAATGCAAAGTTGTAGGTTTGAAGATTCCCACCTGACTGCAAGTTAAAGCCATCAGGATACAACCAAACCAACGGATAAAATTCAACATTCTCAACCGTCATATTTGACTGCTGACCAACGCCAAACTTTTGCACCATCTTATGGCTTTCGGCTGCCGTTTGAATCTTTTGAATTATTTGGTTTAGTGTCATTCTTGAGAAATTTGAGAAGTTTGGCTTCGTTGTTTTTTTGCCATTTATTTGTCCGTGTCGGGGAAGTCATAGTTCCAGAAACAATCTTGTGATGTTGGAAGATAAATGCCACCGACAAAAGCGGTGTTCTTTGGACGGATTGTATCAAATGTACTGCCGGGATTCAAGAACAAAGGATAATCATTGGTATTTGTGCGAAGATAATCCCTCAATCGGTTGGCATAGTATTCCGCTTTGTCACGATAACGCCCTTCAATCATTGTCATTTCCTCAACTGATACCGCCCTTGCATTGTCACTCTCACGAGATGCAACCGATTTGTTCATCAATTTGAAGGTCATTGGAAGCATTGCTTCGGTCAAGGTGTAGTACTTCAAACAAGGTGCGATATACGAATCCAAAAGGGTAGTGTTTAAGGCAGTCAAGGTGTTTGCGAATGCTTGTGTTTGCAACTCGTTGTAGATACCTGAACCAATCACATCACGGATGTAAATCTCTTGAGCTTCTTTGATTGCTGATTTCAACAATTTATCGTCAACATTCTCATTCAAAGGAGTGTTGTCTTTGAGATAAGTGGTTGAAATGAAATATACAAAATTGGTCATCGTTTAATCCTCCTTAATAATTGTTGAACCCAAATATGTCTGCACTGTGGGGTGTTCACATCCAATGTGGGGTTGTGATACCAACCACCTCTCCTCTTCCATACA